ATCTCCGGTTTGTTCTTCCACAACCACCTTCTTTGTTTCTCCGACTTGAATGGCATCTGTTTCTGTTTTAGGTTCTTCTTGTTTTTTTGATAAATCGACTTTAATAATATCGTCTTTTACCAATTGCTTAGGTTTACGTTTAATTTTAAACGTACCTTCTTGTTGTACTTGTTCTGACATAATATAATATAATAAAAATTAATAAATAGGTTTTATTGCGGTGTAAACTGCTCTAAACCAAATCCGCCTAAATTATCATCACCAGTTGATTCAAAATCTGTAGGTAATAAATCATTTTGACGTTGTTCAATCATTTTTGATTGTTGTGATGCTTGTATTTTTGTTCTTTTATCTTTTCTATCTTCTATTTCAGCTTCTTTTTGTTTTGCCGCTTGCATAGTCATTTGAGCTAATTGAAGATCGTATTGAAACTCTTCAGCCATTAATTGTTTTTTAATTAAAGCTTCTTGTTCCATTCTTTGTATTTCAAACTGAGACTTAGCTTGTTCAATTTGTATTTCTGTTTGAGCTAAAGCTTCTTGCTTTTGAACCTCATTCATAGCAGCTTGCTCAGATTGCTGCATGTTAGCTTGTGCTTGAGCTTGAACCTGAGCTTGTTGAGCTTTTTGATCTTGTTCTTGCTTTTGTATTCTTCTATATTTTAAAACTTGATTAGCTAGTGATGTGTTTTTAATTTCTCTAATGTCAATTGCGTCTTCTAAATATATTTGATTTTGTTGCAGAGCCATTTGAATATTTTGCTCTATCATAGCTTTTTCTTCATCGTCAGGTTCTAGTTCTAAATATAATCCAAAATCATATAAATGTAAGTTTTCAATTTCTTTTAAAGTAGCTACATTAAACTTACCAATACTAGATTTTAAAGCATTATTAGTTAAAGCAAACTGCAACATGTCAGCAACTCTTAACGAAACATTTTCGCAAGTTCTTAACGTTAAATATAAACTAGCGTTTAATATATGTTTAGTAGCTATGTTTGAAGCATTAGCTGCCATTTTTTGTAAACCAACTAAAGCATTCGGATCTGGCATGCTACCATCTCTAGCTTCATTAAGTCCGGTTACATCTCTTATCATTTGTAAATAATACTGGTAAGTATTAATCAATGATTGTATTTTACCATTAGCACTTGATGTTTGTAATTCTTGAATAGGCACTTTACCTCTATTAGGATCACCGTCTTGTGTTAAGCTTCTACCAACGATAGATCCAGTTTGAAAATACATGTTTAATGCTTCTTGTGGATTATAATTTGTTCCGTTACCTAAATCAACCTCAGCTAACCCATCAACATCTACAAACACACCATCTGGAACCATACGTTGAATTACTTGTTGTAATTTTAACGATGTTAATTGTATCATATCCGCAAAACTAGTACACCTACTAACTAATGACTCAATACGTCCTTGATATAAATTAGGTGCACACATAGCATAGTTCATGTTAACCTTAGTTAAATCGCTGTTAGGTCTAGTCATGTTTTCCGCTAATTTCCACTCTAACATTTGTGGAACACCCATCACTTTAGCACCACTAAACAAAACCTCTATACTTCTTGAAACTCTATTAAAATTATCACTTTCAGGTGGATTAAATGTATCTGGTTTTTGTAATGTTTTTTCTAAACCACTATCAGTTTGTTTTATTTTAAAAACTTGATCAATAAATGTTTTGTATTCAAAAAACAATATTTGAACCAAATCATTATCATAATTAGGATTAGCTATGTAGCCGTCGCGACCAGGGTATCTAACCATTTGCTCCATTTCTTTATCAGTAATATAAGGAAATTTCTTTTTTATTTCAGCTAAAGTCATTGACTTTATTTCACCAACATAATAAACATCTTCAAAATTAGGATCATTAGTGTATGAATAAACCAAATTAGCTGGATCTACGTAGTCTATTGTAACACCTTCTGACTTGTTAAAAGAAGTTTTTACAGCTCCAATACCAATTGTAACAATATCTCCAACTATTCTTTTATTTATTAAATTATATTTGTTTAAAGCTAAAGTATTATTTATAACTTCTTCTTCAGCAATTTCCACAGACTGCTTGTAGTTTAATTGCATGTGGATTTCTAACTCTTCTTTTGAACTTGGAAGTTTTTCTGGATTACTTGTACTATATAAATCCGCACCTAATTCATTTTTTAATTTACTTAAGAAAGGGCCAGCGAGCATATCTTTCATTATAGTTTCAGCATACTCTGTTCTTTGCTTTTGTGAAAAAGGATCTTGAGCATAAGCATTTAAATCATAATCTTTAGCTGCAATACCGTTAACAACTATATCTACAAACTTAGGTATAATCGGAACTGGTTTCCAGTCTAAATTTAAATAAGACAAATCACCATTAATAGATAATTCATCTTTATATTTTTGTACACTCTGCTCTCCACGAGCGTATAATCTTAAATTGTGAAATTGTTGATAACCTGTATTCCATCTACTTCCATTAACTCTACCACCTCTAAACCACTCATACTCAATAGCTTGCCCAACTAATAATCCATATTCTAACGTTTTCTTTTCCTGTTCAGATACCATCTGATCTGGAAACGCACTATTAATACCAGTGTTTAATTTCATCTATTAATTATTTTTGATTCATTACCTCTATTGTCATATCTGGAAAAATTTAAATTTACAGGTTCTTTTATAACTTCAGCAACGGGTCTATATTTGTTTTTATTACAAGCCATTATAGCTAGGCCTGAACTAATTGAAGCATCATGCTTGGTTCTATCATTTATATTAAAAGCAGCCCAGTCTTCTAACGTTCTTTGAAAGTACATTGTTCCATACTGCTCATTGTTATATCCAACAAACATTTCAATATAGGCTTCAATAGCAGCAGCATGTGCTTGTTTAATATCTTCACTTGAATTAGGTATACCACCTATTTCTTTTTCTGTCACAGATAACTTATGCATTGTTTTATCTGGTCTATTCATAGAGTAGCCTCTATAACCTCTTCTTTTAAAATGATATAATAATCTAGGTTTATTGTTTTCACATAATAATGGCATACCATAAAATATACAAGCCATTAGTACATCTTCAAAAAATATTTCAGCAGTTTGAGGTCTTGCAACATATTCTAAAAAAAATAAGTTAGGCGGAGCATCTTCCATACTGAACTTAGTTAAACCGTGTAAAGATCCTTTAGAACCTCTACCATCCACTGTTCCTGATATATCATAGCTGTCACAACCAAAAGCACCCATATGATCATTGCCTGGAAACTTTCTACCATTTTTAACAAGAACTCTATTTTGTTGGTTTTTATTTGGAACCCAAGAAACAAAGAATCTACCTTGATTGCTTGGAACAAACATAACGCTTGTATCTTTAATCCCATCTTCCCATTGAAAATTACCCTGAGTAACTACATTAGAATTCTTTAAACCTTCGTTGTAATCTATTTGTTCGTATATTTTTGTTAGATTAAATAAAGATTGTTTAGTCTCATCTCTGAATGCATGTTTCTCTGTACGAGGAAACTGTCTATATAATTCATTAAGTGCGTCTGGGTCATCCTTAAGACCATCTACTTCATTTTCCCAGTGTTCAATAACCCCGATTTCAATTGGGTATCCATCAGGTCCTTTCTTTTTTTCCGTGGGTGTCTCAAAGACAGGTAACCCATAAGAATCGATGTATCCTTCGTAGTTCCATTCCATAGGTATGAACAAGCTATATAATCCCGAGCTAGTCTGCCCATTGCGGTTTCTTCTGGTAACGTTTGAATCATCGTATAGTTTTTTGTAGTTTCTACCTCCTTTGTCTAAAGCATTTGATGTTGATCCCATCATACATTTACCAATAATTCTAGAACCTAATCGTAAACAAGTTTTTGTAACCCTCCAGTTGTTTAATATATTGTCAGGTCTTTCCCATTTACCAGATTCATCGTGTACTAGTAACTTTAATTTTTCACCATCATAACTGTTATCTCCCGTGTTCTTCCAGTCAATAGTTGTATCTAATCCTTCTAACTCTTCTAGCTGTTCATTGCTATCTAATTTACGTCTAGTAAATCTACTAGCAGGAATTCTATAAGCTAGTTCAGTTTTGGGACGGTCCATACCGTCTTGAATTGGTTTGAAGAAAAACGGGTAGTTGACTGAAATTGGTACAATTTTATCGGTAAACATTTTCTTCGCATCAGCCCCTGATTTTGAAAGGACACCGTATCTAGCATCACTAGAGATAGTGGCAAGGTTGACAGTTTCGCCCGATGCCATGAATGAAAAACCAGACCGTCTGTTTTTGAGGTAACACATTCCGTAGCAGCGTTTATCTGCTTTGCAAGCTTCCCAGAATATAAAGAATAATCTGTTTGCTTCTCTAAAGTCTGCTTGCCCAACATCAATCTTGGACCATTGCAAGTACATATAATGAGTGCCAGTGATATAAGTAGCATTACCTTTATTAGTGAACCAATACCCTTCGTGTCTTCTAGCAAACTCTCTATCAATGTACGCATACCATTTTTCTTTAAAATCTTCTGGATATTGTTTCCAGTCAAATATTGTTTTTATATTTTTTAACTCTTTCGGATAGTCGTGAGTTGTCCATGTGTCAGCTTCAGTAAAAACATCTTTTTGTTTTGGTAATGCTATTTTAAGATTTTGTATTTCATATACCTCACCTATTTGACCAGTTTGAGATATAACAATAACATCGTGATCTTTATTGTAACCATACTCCCACTTTTTAGATCTATTTAATCTCTGTATTACATGTGGTTTTATGTGATCAATTACTTTATATAAAGTTTGCTCGTACATTATTTAGATCTTCTTTCTGCAAAACCTCCAAAAGCTTTAGCTTGAACTTCTTCTTTTGGTTTTTCGTTTAGTATATCTTCTTCTTCTTTAATACGATTAAGTATTTCAAAAGCATCAAATATAGCTAACTTTTTAGTTGCAGCAGCATTTTTTAATCTATCAGCTGATATATCATCGTCAGAATCTATTATAGCCTCTTTAGCTACTTTAATAAGTTCCTCAACTGCTATGTGCCCAGCGTGGATTATATTCTGTTTCGTTTCCTTGACGTTCATGTTTAATTACAATATCATTAGATTTCATACAATAAAGACGTTTGCCATCAACGACAAAGTCATATTCTCCATTAGGTGTGTAACCAACTAGATCTCCCTGGTTGATTCCTAGCACTTCTAATGCACTATTACCATATTTTAATACACCAATAAGATATTGCTCTTGATCAGACACTGTATTGTCATTACTTTTGATAGGACTTACGAAACATCTATTGTTAATAGTTTTCCATTTGTCTTTTCTTTTGTATAAATATACTTGATCTAATTGAACAAAATATAAACCGTCTTTAAAATAAGACTTACTATTTTTTTCTTCACCTCTCATATTGTACCATCTTCTGAATACATTGTGATGAATCATTATTATATCACCTTTTTTTATAACAGTTTTAACTGACAAAGGTACTTCAATAACTTTAGCAATATTGTTTACGGACTTAAAAGTTTCTACTTGAGTATTAATTATAAGGCTTTTGTCACCTACTTTTACTTTATTATCGTATCGTTCACCTACAGGTTCAACGATAAAATCAAATAAACTTTTCACTAATATTCTAAATCATACTCAACGGATATAGCCATGTTAGAATTAAACTTCTTCCATGGCAATACCTCGTCTTGTTTTTTGATGAAAATATTATAAGAATTGTCTTCTTTATCAGAAAGTATATGAGAGATTGTGTGACCACCATATACTAACTGCCCTAACGAGTAGTGCATAGCATCAGTTTTATAGTCAGAACCAATACTTATCTTTCTAATTACAGATGACATTATTTCTTATCCTCTTCTTTTTCAATTGGAGTAAAAGTTCCATCTTCCAAATTAATGTTGATAGATCCATACTCTGTTTCAAGTTCTTTTTTAAACTCTTCAGTTTCCTTGTTAACTTCTCCGAACTTTCCTAATACTTGGGATTTCTGGGCTTCTAAGAAACCAACTTCATTCAAGAGTTTGTTTAACTCTTTTTGAAAGCCTTGAATCTTTTCTAGTTGGTCTTTGGTAATTAATTGTTTTGCATCGCTCATTTTAATAAAATTTAATTATTGGTTATTGATTTGAATTTTTCGACTCCTCG